GTTGCTGCGTCGGTCACCGTCCCGGAAATGACCGGGGAGGTGATCGTTGGCGCGGTCAAGGTCTTGTAGGTGAGGGTCATCGTCCCGTTTTTGATGTAGTCCAGTTCCTTGTTCCAGGTCGTGCGCGGCGGGCGCGGGTTGGCGGTCTGGGCGAAGGACGTAACCGCAAACAGGGCGATCAGTGCGAACACAACAAATCTTTTCACGGTGATCTCCTTAAAAGGTTAGGCCCCTCCCACAAGGGGCCTTTGCTTGGTTACGGGACGATGTCGATGGCGCCGATGCCGTTATTGTCGACGACGTTGAAACTGCCCCACTCGGTGACCACAGTGGAAACCTCCTGAGTGCGGATCAGCTTCTCGGTCTCGGTCATCTGCGCGGTGTCGGAGGTGACATACTGCCCGGCGCGCTCCGAGTCCACACCCAGAAGGATGTTGCCCGAGAGAACCGAGGAGCGGTTCCATTCGTACCCGGCGGGCATCGGAATGGAGGTGGCGGCCCACTGGCTGGGCGGGTTGTTCATGTCGGAGAGCATGTCCCAGACCTTCTGCATGTCGGCTTTCAGGCCAACATAGCGGTCGATCCGGTAGGGCTGCTCGAGGACCGAACAGAACTTGATGAAGTCCAGCTTGGTGATGGTGCCGGAGGTGGTCACGTCGATGGAGAGGCCGGCCTGCAGGCCATTGGAGTTGCCGTCCCCATTCAGGAGGGTCAGGATCAGGTCATCGGTCTGATCGACGCCGATCTGATCGCCGACACGCTTCAGGACGAAGGCATAGGCGTTCAGGGGGGTCATGTAGACCTCTTCGTACTTGAACCGAAATTCCCTCCAGAACTTGTTGATCGTGGTGGTCACGCCACTGATGCTGATCTTGGTGCGGGGGGCTGCTCCGCCGATGCCAGCCTTGGAAAGCTGGCGTTCGCCTTCGGTGTCATTGAGATACAGCTTGCGGTATTCGAAGCCCTGCACAACCACGATGTTGCGGACCAGCTGGGAAACCAGGCTGGTGCGGATCGCAGCGGCATGGATGGTGCGATCGACGAACTCCGGGAAAAGGACCGCGGTGTCGGAGAGCTGGAAGAACTTCTCGACGCGATCAGTGAACTGGCCAAAGGCCTTGATGCCGTACTCGGCCAGGGTCAGCTCGTAGGCATCCATGGGGACCTGTTTGCCCTGGGCGGCCATGGAGGCCTTGAGGGCCAGGCGCTCGTAATTGGAAAGACCGTGGTACGGGGTAGGCTCCAGGCCCTTCTCCGCCCTGTGACCTTCCAGCCACACGCCGAACGGGATGCCTTTCAGCTTTGCTTCCTCGTACATCCCGCTTTCGAGTTTGATTTTGTTGCTCACGATAAACTCCTTTGATTCATGATGTGTGTGAGGGTTAGCTGAAAAGAACGTCCGCGGTTTCGGCGGTGGTGTTGACCGCAAGCACATAGCCCACGGTGGCGCCGGCGTCGGTTTCGATGTACATGTAGTCGGAACCCTCGACGCGGACTTTGCCAGCCAGGGCGCAGGTGGCGCCGGTGCGGTAAGGCAGGTTCTTGACCACGTTCTGCAGCAGCTCAACGCCGAGGTCATAGGTCGAATCGGCCTTGTTCTCGCGGAACGAGGTGATGATCATCGCCGGAGCGTCCTGGTCTGCGCACAGGCTGACCTCATAGTTGCCGGCGCCGCTCCACTTAAGCAGCTTGCCGGTGACTTCAGTGCCAGCGGCGATCAGCGCTGCGATGGCGGCTTTCAGGGTGGCGTCAGGCGTGACCGTCAGCTGAATGGGTTCGCCAACGTCGCCATTGCCCATAAGACGAGCAGTATTTGCCATGATGAAAACTCCTTGAAAAATGGTTGTTTATTGATTACCAGCCCTGGCCACCAAAGACGATCTTGGCTTCCTTTTTCTCGGGCTCGCCGGTATTCTCCGGAAGCTCGCCGGCCTGGGGATGTTTGGCTTTGAAAACTTTCTGGTACTCCTCCAGACGTTCCTTGATCTGGGCGACAGGGGAGGCCTTCAGCGCCGCCCGGCGCTCCTCAACCTTGTCCTGATCGATCAGGCCGGCCAGGCCGCCCATCTTCAGGGCTTCCTCGACCAGGCTGTTGACATACTCGTCTGCCAGCTGGGCCGCGGCTTTGGCCTTCTCGACATCGCCAACGGCGGTTTTGAGGGCCTCGAGCTCATCGGTTGCGGCTTTAAGGTTTTTCTCGCTTTCGGCGATCTTGCCTTCCACCTCGGTGACCTTGGCCTGCATACCTTCTGCGGCGTCAGTCAGAGCCTTCAGGCTTTCCGGCTTTTCGCTGTCGAGCTTGAACTCCTTGCCAAACACTTTGATTTCGATCATTTCCGAATCTCCTTCATCGGGTTGCTTTTTGGAGCCAGCGCCGTACTGACTGCCCAGAAACACCAGCGATCCTTCCAGGGCCTCGGTCCGCTTGGCTCCGCCTTGGTACTTGTATTCCCGCCACAGGACCGTCTCTCCGTCCATGACCTCGACGGCGCGTCCAGCGGAAAATCCAATTGACACATGTGTGTTGATGCCGGCGCCGATCTTGCGCGCCCAAGGGCTGTCAGCCAGCATGTACATCTTGACATCAAGGAAGGCAATACCGCCATCGATGCCGGCGATTTTCTCGAGCTGCTTTCTGAGGCCTTCCTGGTCCGGGTGGTCAGAAGCGATGGCCGCGGCCTCGTCGATGGAGACTCTGGAGAGCTCTGCGCCATAGAACTTGCCCTCACCGGGAGGCCCCCACTCATGGGCGATCAGGAACTCCTTGCCCACAATGGTCTTGGCAAACTGATTGAGGGTGCCGATGGTGAAGCGCTCGCCGTCCCGGTCGACAAAGTTGTGAGCCAGATGAAACTTGAAGGTCTTGACATCTTCCGGAGCAAACCCTTCAGGATCGACCATGAAACTCTTGATCAGCTCCCATTCCTCATCGGTGGCCTTTACCGCCTTGATCTGCGGGATAGCGTACTCGATCACTCGTTTCAGCATATCAGGCATCGTTTGTCCCTAAAATAGAAAGGGCCGCCACAACCAGGAGGCAGGAGAATGCCCATGGTTGCAGCGGCCCGTTTGTTTGGTTACCGCGCTAAAAATATGTCAAATTACTTCAGGGCGATATCGGCAGCGTTGATCTTGGTAAAATAAAAAGTGAAAATGTCTTTCCCGCTGCCGTCGTGGCGAAGCTCAATCGTCGCTTTCGTCTGCATGGATACCAGCTGCCGAAGTATCCCGGCGATCCCTTCGACGTCGTACGCCTGTTCCCTCTCCCTCTTCGGCTGCTCCGGCATCCTTCTTCACCTCAACGGATTCGTCCTGAAAATATTTCGGCTGCTGCGTCTGAGTCTCTTGCCATTCAGGCACAGAGCCAGTTCTGACGCAATTGTGAACGGATTTGTCACCCACTGGATAACAGAATTGTTTTCCGCATTTATCGCAGACCGCAAAAGGCATATCACAAGCCCTCAATTTATCCCCTGCACCACTTTGGTAGGTTCTCGGGCAAATACTGTGCCGTGCAAATCATTCTATGGTTTACGGTTATGTCCACGGCCTCAGCCAGCTTGTACTTGTAGCTCGGTTGCTCCATTATCGCTGTTACCCGCCCTTCCGGAGCTAGCGGCCGCCAGTGGCTGTCGCGGTATCCCCAGCCGATCACATAGCCGCCGGCCGCCGCTGCGATATGCAGGATCCCGGAGTCCTTGCCGACGGTGAACATCGCGCCCCTGCAGAGCCAGGCGATTTCCGGGAGGGTGAGCTGGTTTCTGAGGTCAATGGCAAACTCAGGAAGCCAGCTCATGGTCAGGGGAGCGTCATTCCCCACCAGGATGATCCGGTCGATCTCCCCGCGGGCCTTAAGGTGGACCATAATCTTGTAGAGATTATCCGCTTCAAGGTCTGTGACGTTTTTCGGATCACAGCGGGGGATATTGCGCAAGTTCACAACCACAGAGTTGCGCAGGTCCACCCCTCTGGGCAGCTCGTACTCCTGGAGCTCAAACCAAAGCCGCGGCCAAAATCCGTCCCTGACAAAGCCCAGCACCTCATTGGTGATGATATAATTGATCGCCCCTGGGGGAGCGGGGTTCTTGATGCCAGCGTTGTCGGCCCAGAAGATGAGGTCAGCGCCGATCTGTGCGGCCACATTGGAGCCACCCATGACATTGATGATATCGGTCTCAGGGTAGAGGCGGGAAAACTGCTCCATTACAAAATTCTTGAAAATATAGTCCCCTATCCCCGGGCCGGCAGGGCCAAACATTACCGTAGCGCCTGGCTTTGGCTTTTTGAAGCGCCGGGAATGGATGATGGTGTAGCAGTGCGCGCACTCGTAGCGCCTGAACTCGTGCAGGGCCTGGTCCCCTGCCGGATAGGTGACCGTGTTGCCGCATACCGTGCAGATGTAGGAGGGCATCAGAATTCCTTGAACTCTATGAGTTTCCAATGATCATTTTTCTTGATACCAAAAATGTAACGCGTCTCACCGCGCTCAACAAGGATGGCGCCATCCAGAAACTTTTTCCTGCCCGTGCCACATTTCGGACATACCTCTGGAGCGTATGCATAGTCATAATGATGCAGGGGTTCTTCAGTAAACATCTTCCCGCAGGGGCATTTTTTGCCCTTTACCCATCGCTCGCCAAGTTTTATATAAGTCTGTTTCATGTTAATCCCTGTTGTGCCCCTCTTTATGGGCGCACCAGCCGGTACCTATGCATAAATTAAGCATCAGCCCTCCTTTTTAATTTCAGTCAGGACGGCCCTGCAATTCATGATCTTTGTCCCGATTTTAATAAAAAGCATCGCGATCCAAAGCAATATCCGAAGGTCGGCAGAATACATGATCGTCAAAGTTGTTTCTGCTTTGCCTGCATTACCTTTCCTGAAATCGCGAGCGGTAATTTTTGCTTTCATGGCTGTCCTCCTGGTGGTAGTGGGAAGGTCCCCCCTCTTGTCGGCTGCAGTTCCTCGCGCATCTTGTCGATTTCCTCTTTTGTCCATGGCCGACCGTTTGGGTCAGACTTGTATGGCGATGGACGGTCATAGCGAGGTTCAAGTCGCCCGTGCGTGCCTCCCCTGGTATAGGTGGCAATTCGCGCGCACATGCAATGCGGATGGGTGTCCGATACCGGATGGGGGCCTTCGCCGCGGCGCCAGACCTTGCCGTCAAGCCAGGCGCAGATGATACAACAGCCGGTTCCCGCGCTCCACTCCTCAAAGTTGGTGCCGTTCTCGGCTGCCATCTTGTCAAAGGCGAGGCCGGCGGCCAATGTTGCCTCAGAGCGGGCTATGCGCTGCCAGTACCATGCCGCCCCCTCTCCGATGATATCATGCAGCTTGCGGCCCACCTCAATGGGCCAGCGCCCATTGTAGCTCATATCGATGAGCATGTCCCTGACCTTGTTCAGGCGGTTGACGGCAATCTCTGTGGTGATGCGCTTGCCGCCCTCAGCTATCATGGCCTTGAAATAGTCACGGTTCGGGTCGGCCATGACCATGGTCAGGATTGCGTTCTCGCCGGCAATGTCCCGCATTTTGTCGTATTGATCGCGGGCCTCCACATTAAAAGCCATAGCCATAAAGCGGATGACGATCCACTTGATGGTGGTCCAGTCTATGCCATCAGTGAGGCCCTTGCCGGTTACGGCGTACTCTGGGGACAGGATGTCCTCCAGCCAGTCTTTCACCACAGCCAGGAGGCGAAGATACATGGTGTCATGATACTGAAACGGCTGTCCGCTCTCAGGTTGTGATCCTGTTACAATCGCCCTGCGCACCTCCTCGATCGACGGCAGCCCCAAAACATGCAGCATCTCAACCTCTGCCTTGGTTGTGCGGTCCATCAGGGCCTTGAAGAAATCCCGGTGGACCTTGGCCATCGCCGGGTTGCGGTGCTTGCGGGAGGCAAACAGGAGCTCGTTGACTGAAGGCCCCTTGGTCCTGTGCAGTTGGTGGGCGTCGCCGCAGCCACAAAGGTCATCCTGTGGGGCTTGCAGGCCCCGCAGGATACACTCATTGCGGAGCGCTTCATCGACGGTCAAGGTGATCACGCAGACCTCGAGAGCATAACTGCAATGCGGGTGCCCTTGGCATCCTGATAGCTCTTTGTGATCGCCTCCACCCCGCCGGCGGCCTTGACCGATTCCTCGGACTCAATCCCATTGACAACCAGGTATTCTACAAAGGCATCCGGAGTGATCAGGCCGGCGTCCAGGAGGGCGATGCGGGCATCAATCTCTTTTTGCTGTGCAGTGGCGTTCTGCAGCCGGGCCCGGGCGGTTTCTTCATCATCCTGGAGGTTGACCGGATCCCATTCATGTTGCCACTTGACACCGTTCAGGCCATTCAGGAGCAGTGCGGTTGTGAATACCCGCTCGATGATGGGATCCAGCCTCGATCGGCGCGTCCATACCTCCGATGTCAGCATGTCTGACTGCTCCTTGGCCATCCGCTCGGTCGTCGACCAGGACAGGCCGAACATGAAGGGCGGCAGTCCGGTACGTGCGACGATCTGTTCCATGGTGATTTTATTCGGCACAGTCAGATCCGGCAGCTCGGCATCACCGCCCAGGACCTTGACCTCCAGCTTGCCGTTCGGGGCATAGCCGAACCCCAGGTCCATGAGCCCGCCGGCTTTTCTGGTGAGCATCGCCTCCTGGAGGTCTGCCGCTTTGGCGCCAAGATCAGCCTTCAGATCATCTCCGTTCTGGCCATCGCCGGCCATCTGCAGGATCAGAAATGTCGGATCCCCGACACGCCATGCGGTCGAATCAATCGCATGCTGGATCCGCATGATGGTCTTGACCACTGCCGGCAGGCTGTTAAGCAGGGAAACTCCCTGGGGGTGGCCATCACGGAGATCGAAGGCGAGGTAGTAGATCAGCGACTGGTCGGCCATCTCTACGGGCTTGAATCCGTAGCGGTCCATCTGGCCAAGAGAAAGCTTGCCATCGCCGTCGACCATGAACCTGAATTCATTGGCCCGAGCTACCTTTAGCCGGTCAACACCTTTCAGCAACGAATCCGGGACCAGCTCACCAATGCCGAAACCTTTTGCAATGGCAGAATCGGCAAGCTGGGTGATAAACGAGTTGAATGAGCTGTCCACCCATCCAACCCGGACCTGTTTCTTGGTAGCCTCCAGCACTTCCTGGGCCCTGGTGTTGCCCATGGCATCAAGGCGAAAGTCCCCGATCAGCTGAACAAGTTTAATGATCGCCACATCCAGCACCGGCGAAACCTCCCTCATCAGATCATACAAATCCAGGCTGCCACGTACTTCGATGGCGCCTGAGAGCCGGCTGATTACCTCTCTCTGCCATGGATCGATCGTCTGAGCCCGGCGGAAAGTGGTGCGCGTGGTTGTTCTTCCAGCCGGGGCCTTGCTCTTCCAAAACTGCAAATTCATGGTATGATCACCTCTTGTTTTTAACAGAAATTCCATCCCATTGGCCGGCCCTCCAGGGCCAGTACGTCAGTGCCACAGCATCGGACTTGTCCGGGCTCCTGCCTATGCGCGCCTTGATATCCTCTTTCGGCTCGATCTTGATCTTGCCGTTGGACTGTACGGTCCAGTGAATTTCAGTCAGCTCCTGCGTAAGCTCATCATCTGGCGGCAGGGCAAGTTTCCCACCCAGCCGTGGATCCAGGGCATCACGCAGCAGCCAGTAACAGACCGCGCGCATGTTTAGAAACTCACGCTCCCCGGTCGCGTCCTTGACCCCCTCGGCGCTTTCGCTGAATTTCGCGGACACAGAGTGTACTTCCTGCTCGGCCAGACGGCTGTGCACACCGGCGCCTTCGCCGATCGTATCAATAAATGCCGTTCCGTCATGAGCGATCGCGTTTTTAATCTTGCCCGCGCTTACCATGTGATCAGCCTTGCTGTAAACCTGCAGCTGGGCGATATAGTCCTGGCGTCTGGGGGCGAATACCGTCACATCACGCCCCATGCCGGCAATATCACAGCCGAGCAAAAGCTCGCCACTGGCATTTTCCGGTTTTATCTCAAGCCACCGCTGGTTTGCCGCTTCGATCCAGGAGAGGGGAAAAAGCTGATCCTCGCCTTCCCGCGGGAACTCACCCATGACCTTTACCAGGAACAGATCCCCTGGGCGATACCACTGGCCCTCAAAGCGGAAATCATGCAACCCGACCGGGTCAGCCTCTTCAGCAGAGATCCGGGTCACCCAGCCTGGCTTCTGCAGCTTTTCAGCCACCCACTCATAGTCGACCTGACCGGGGATAAGGATCTTCCTTGCCCTGACATTGGGCGCCTGCAGGCAGGACAGTTTGTGTTTGGAGTATAGAGGAGACCTTGCGCTCTGGAACGCTTCGCCAATGGTCCTGTTGGGATTAAACACAATCAGGAGCCGTGAAAGCGTTCCGGTTAAAACCCCGTCTATGGCGTCAAAGGTCTCCTGGGCAATACCTGAGGCCTCGGTTACAACCACCAGGATATTGGGCGAGTGAAAGCCGGTCCAGGCCTCCGTCTCCTTGTCGCCGGCCTTGAAGCCGATTAGAAACCAGTCCTCGGTGTTCATGCGAATCAGACCGGACAGCAGCTCGCCGCCAAGCGGAACCCGGGCGTTGCGGTGGAGCTTGCCGATCTCGGACATCATGATCGAGTTTACCTGCCGGCCGGTTGGAGCGGTATTGATTACTTTCGACGGGTAGTGATTGAACAGGAAGGCCAATGATATACAGGCCGCTGAATAATCTTTCCCGCGAGAGTGCCCGGACCTGACCGAGGTGCGGCGGTTGAACTGGACACTATCTACAATACCGCGCTGCTTGCGGTCAAGCCTGACCCCAAGGATGTCACGGATCCACGCATTCCAGTCGTCCCGGTATTCAAGTGGATTTCTTCTTGTTCCGCTCGGTCTCAATCTGTATCCATTCAGCATAAGTCGTTGGCGATGCCAGATTTCCATCGATTTCGTGCTGCTGCCGCTCGATATAGCCGCGATCACGGCCCAGCTTGGCCAGGGCAAAGCCGATCGCCCAGTTGTCCTTCATCTGGACCTTCTCATACAGGGCGATCTCGGCCCGGTCGATAAGCTTGCCGCGCCATTTGTCCCGGACTGCTGCTACATCCGGCGACCGTTTAACCCATGCCAGGATCGTTGTGTGCGAACAACCCAGCCGTTCTGCAGCCAAATATACTGCGCCCATGCTCGCATCCAGGGCTTTGATGACATCTTCCTTGCGATAAGCCATTGTATATACCGTTTAGTCGATTTTTTCCGGGGTCTTGCCTGTCGTATCCGCCCATCGTTGGAGTGCCACAGCGACATATGGGGGACTGATTTCGATTGCGCGGCACTTCCGTCCGAGATTCTCGCAGGCGATGATTGTCGTGCCGGATCCGGAGAAGGGCTCATAGACATAATCGCTGCTGTGGTTCCGGATCGGACGGGCCATGCATTCCAGCGGTTTTTGTGTTCCATGGCCATGGCCGCTGTCTTCCCTGGCGGGAATGGTCCAGAGCGTATTCTGTTTGTGGTCGCCAATCCAGTGCCCGTTGCTCCCTTTCCGGAAAGCATACCAGCACGGTTCATGCTGCCAGTGGTAATGCCCGCGGGATAATGCAAACCGGTCCTTGGCCCAGATGATCTGGCACCTAATTTCAAAGCCTACGCTCTCGAGCGATTTCTGCACTTCACTGGCATGGCGGCCGGCGTGCCAGATACAAGCGACATCGCCTTCGAAGAGCCTCCAGGCAGCCGACCAGTCGACGATGTCGTCATTGACGACCTTGCCCATCTTGCCGGTGTGAGTGCTCAAGCCTGCACGCTCGCGCCAGGCAGGATCATATTCGACGCCATACGGGGGATCGGTCACCATCAATAGCGGTTTCTCGCCTTTGAGCACCCGGGCTACATCGTCAGGCTTTGTGCTGTCCCCGCACAGAAGACGATGACCTTCGAGCTGCCAGAGCTGGCCGGTTTCCACACCCCATTTGTCGCGCAATTCTTCGGCCTGGTCCAGCCGGGGTTCTGCATCCTTTGATTCGGGAATCTGGTAGAGACCTTCCAGTTTTGCCAGCTCCGCCAGCATCTGCTGGATACGGGCATCATCGACATGGATATCATGTAGCACAGCATCCAGCTTTTCCTTGTCCGTTGCGGCCAGCTGTGCGATCGGGTCGATCGTGGCCAGAACGGCGATCTCTTCAGCTTCACTCAGGTCGACATAGGTCACGGGCACAGTCCGCTCTCCAGCCCGGTCAGCCAGCTGCACGCGCAGGTGCCCGTCCACCAGGTGGCCGGTGTGTTTGTTGATGATTACGTTCTGGACCCACCCGATTTCCTCGAGGACGCCGGTCAGTGCTTCCTGCTGAGCCTTCGGATGAATACGCCAGTTGTTGGGATTGAACATGATCTGATCAACCGGTTCATCACCATAGCTGATGATGCGATTTCTGAATTTCTGGTTTATTGTTTTGCTCATGGGCTACTATCGTACCTTTCTCCACCCCACCTTAACCGGCGGATTGAGTTTGTATTTGTCGATCTTGGAATGGATCTGCCGCGCTGATAGTCCAAGGAGTGCGGCAGCGTCCTTCTGACACCAGCTGCAGCGCTCGAGAGCGGCCTTGACCATTTGGCGCTCTACCTCTTTTAAAGTCAACAAGTCGAAATCCTTACACAGAGGCATGGGCTCAATGGCTGCATATACAATATCCTGCTTGAAGAGCTTGAGCGCCATTTGCGCAGCAAGGTCAGCCTCCGGGTCCTCTTCGAAAGTGGACGGCACCGAGATTTCCTGCCCGTCTTCCATCCCCAATACAAGTATCGCCATCAATTCTCCACAGCCATATTCGGCTATTCTCTATTTCACCTTTACCGTCAGGATGATCTTAATACCTCACCCCTGGCCCATGCGAAAATCCGGGCCATCCTCGCCTCCTTTTCCGGATCCGGTTTCAGCTGTTTTGCCAGGCGCTCGGCTGCTTCCTGCCGGGCTGCATCCCTTGCTTTCATGTGATAGCCCATGCGGAGGCCGCAGAGATATGCTTTCAGCAGCAGATATTCTTTCGGTTCGCTCACAGGATCTCCACTCGAACGATGACCTTGCCTGAGGGCTCGGCCATCACAACCTCAAGCGAGGCCGGGACCGGCTCGGTGGCGTACTGCTCGATGGAAGCGTCCTCCCGGTACCGGGTCGCTAGCAAATCGGACAGGGTGATTTCTGCCGGGCCTGTAGCGATTGCCTTGAACTGCAGGGTGCAGATGGTGTATGTTCCGGCTGGTGTTGCAGCTTTGTCCGGCGTCAGGGCCCGCTCGATGTAAAAACCATCCTCCCGTGGATTGCAGACATCGTCGCTGCCTGTAAACAGGTCACCCCAGCTGATGCTGTCAGAGACATACTCAAGCACGCTGGACCAGTGAAGATTAAAGCCGATCCCATGAAGCGGCGCCGGAGTCTCTGCAGTGATCCGGACGGCGATAATATCACCGATGGTCTTTTGCTGTACCGATGTGGAAAGAAGTTTCTTCAGGATGTTCATCGTTGGGCTCCTGCGTTTCTGTTCATCACCATCTTATCGATCAGATTCACGGTTCCGTCTCCGTTCAGATCGGCCTTTTCCGAGAAGCGCAATCCCCCGCGTGAGGATCCTGAACTCACGAAAAACAGCATTTTGTCAATGAGGTTCACACTGCCTGATCCGTCCATATCTCCGACAAGCCGGGGCCCCTCTTTGCAGAGGATAGTGGAGATGGTGTCGCTGGGTGCGCTCTCATTGCCAGAGACATCCAGGGCGGTCATCCAGAACTGCACCTGCTCGTAGAAATAGGTCAGAGGCAGTTGGACAACAGTGATGGTATCCGGGCCCACTGATTTAAAACCTTTACACCCGGGTCCCTGGAAGTGGATCTTGTACCCGTCAAGGTCTGATTCGGTGTTCGCCTGCCATTGCAGCTTGACCGAATCGCCGGCGACCGGGAAAAATGAGAATTTCTCGGCGCCAATTGCGCAAAACACCCGCAATAGCAGGATATCCAGGATGATCAGGGCAGCAATGGCCAGTTTGCATTTGCTGTTTTTTGTCATATCCGCCTCACCAGTGAAATCCCAAAAATTTGTCGAGCCACTTCCAGCCCGTTCTGATCTTGATGGTTTCATCCAGCCGGAACCACCGCCAGGAATTGCGGTAGGTCACATCCCAAACCAGCCGGCCGGTAACCAGTCCGGAAACAAACACAATCCTGGCAGCTGCAGGATCCCACGCCCAGCCTTGCGGCAGCAGCATACCCACAAGCACGAGCCCGGAACGGACCAGGTGTTTGCAGATGTGCCAGGTATCCCTCAGTGGAGAGTAGCCCATGTGAATCCTCTGGATGGTGATGGCGTCCATCACGGCATCAAAGAATCCGGTTGCCACAATGAGAGCAAACAGGGCTGGATGAATGAGCTCTTGCCAGATCATCAGAACAGCCCTAAAGTGCAACTTTTTCAGCCGCAAACCGCTGGATCCGCATGTTCCGTAGTTGTGATCGCAGCGGGAAACGGTGCGTGGTCCTGCCAAGCTCCAGCATGTAGTCCCAGGGGAAAGGAGCCGTATTCTGCAGCAGGTCATAGAGCCATTTGCCCATCAGGACGCTGTCAACGACATGCCCGTTGGTGAATTTGCACTCGAAAACGCTTTCAGCCATGGCCTTCTTCATCCGCTCGCTTATGGCGTGAGGATTCCACTGGGCGGTATGGACAAGAAGGTGATCCGGGAAGGCCTCCTTGCACGCAGCCACCTGGACCTCCACTTTCGAGGCGTTGCGGAAATGCTTGCCCATTGGCCAGTAGGCCTCGATCAGGGCAACCTCGATCTGCCACCGGTTGCGCATCATGACCAGCTGCTCCTTGTACCCGGCGAAGGAGGAGTACCGGATAATTCCGGTTTGCAGCAGCCGCCTCGTTGAAGAATAGATCGAGATGCCGGTTTCCAGTCCGGGGTCGATCGAGCAATAGGTTCTTTCAGCCAATTTTAGCCTCCTGCATAACTGATATTTTCCGGTGATCCGGCATCTTGATTTTTACAATCTCATACTCTGACAAGCGAGATGCCGTGCGGCTGCCCAGCTGCTGCTCAATCTGCTCGAGGGTCATGTTTGAGGTGATGAAAGTTATTTTCATATCCCGATAGCGGCGGTCCAGTAGGGCATAGAGCAGGGTGGCAGCCCAATCGCTTTGTTTTTCCGCCCCGAGGTCGTCCAAAATGAGCAGCGCCGGCCTTTCATACCGCATCAGCACCCCCTCCTCA